TACCTCCACAGGCAGGGTATCTGCACACAGCATCGCCGCCACCGGCTTTGCTGCAGCATTCGCTGTGATCTTGATATTTCCCGTCACCGATGCCATTTTGATTTGCGCGCTCGTGTTGTCCTCTGCCATGACAACACAACTTCTGGTCACATCCGTGCCGCCCATCTCTACGGTCAGTTCCAGCATTTCCTTCTCGCTATCGCCTACGTTGAACACATTTTGATAGCTCATGCCGGCAACGATGCTCCCCACCGGGTTTGTCTCGCTCACGCCGTCCAGTGCCCGCTCAATGGTAAAGCTCTCGTAAGCGCCTACCGTCACGGCGCACTCGGCTTTCACGCCGCCGCACTCTGCCGTCACCACCGCTGTGCCTTTCCGCAGGGCTAGAATGGTTCCATTTTGAGTAATTTTCACCACGTCCCGCGGTTTCGCGGTCACGTTCATCTTGCGGTAGAACGTATTCGTCGGCCCAACGCCCACCAGCAGCTGGTACTCCATGCCTCTGTTCAGCTTCAGGTCGTATACGTTCAGCGCCACGGCTTCCACCTTCAGGGTGTACATGGTCGGGTGCAAGTTGTACTCCAGCGTGATCTTCGAGTGTCCCTTGTCACTTTTGAACTGGTCCACCCACAAGAGACCCGAATAATAATGGCCGGGATTGTCCTCCAGCGCAAACCGCACCCGCTGTCCCTTCAAGGTCTCGCAGATGGTCGTGTACGCGGTCTCCCAGTCCCAGCCAGCATAGTCGTTTTCGAGGTAGAACTCAATTTTTCCGGTACGGTCATCGTAGGTAGGACGGTTTGCAGGGGTACGGCTGTAGTCCAGTGCGCCGTCTCTGCCGGGCACAGTCACGAACTTTGTCCGCTCAATGGGCGGTGCGATCACCGGCCGCGAGGAAGGGATCAACTTCCAGTCGTCCCAGGTGTCAATGTAGTTGTCGCCTACATTTATAATAAGAGAATGGTACATTGATCCTCCTCACTTGTTGATGTATCCAATGGTGGACTGGATCGCGTTCCACGCCTTGCCCGCCGTTGCAAAGTTGCCCGCCTGCAAAGACGAAAGCTTTGCCGTGGTCGCGCCAAAGGTAAAGTCTTTCTGGTCCAGCTCATGCAGCGGGATCACTTCCTTCGTGCAGGGCAGCCAGTCATCGATACCGTGCGGCTCCGAGAGCACGTACGTCTCCTTCATAAAGTCCAGCCGGTCGGTGTCCACACCAATATCACACAGGTCTGCAGCGTTGATCTGCACACTTCCGGTGAAACCGCTGTACTTTTTCAGCTCGTCCGTGGCCTTCTTCAAAAGGCTGTCTCCCGTGGAATCGGTTCCTTCCACCACAAGGACGCGCTGGCACAGGCCGTACTTCTTGATGGATTTTCCGTTGTACGCTTCCCGTGAGATGGGGTTCGTGGTCTCCCAGATGAACCATCCGCTCTTGTACCAACCATATGCCTTCACCGAGTTCACGATGTCCCCGGCCTTGATGTAGTACGAAATGTCCAGCAGGTTCTTTCCAAGCTCGATCACCTGATCGGTCTTGTCGTTCAGTTTTGCCAGATAGTCCAGATATCTTGTGTAAACGCGCACGCCGTCCACCATTTTGATTTCTTTGCGCAGGCGCAGATATCCGCCGTACTTCCCGGTCAGGCTGTTCGTCAGTACGCTCCAACAGTCGCTGATGGCCTTGGTCTCCTTGTCCGTGTCGCTTTCCGGCTTTTCAACGGTCACGTTTCCGGGCAGGAACACCTTGCCTTCGCCCTTGAAGCCGACGTGTTCTTCCGGGTCGTCCTCCACGGTCAGCGCCAGTGCCAGCAGTTCGGGTGCCGTGTAGAACTTGTTCTCCACCTGACAGTCTCTGTCCTGCAAGTATCCAAACTCGCTCTCGCAGGTCACTTCCATGTCCAGCTCAAAGTTCTTTTCCATTTCGGTGATATAGCCCATAAAGATCTCGCGGCCGTCCTCTTCTATGCTGACTACCGGCTTTTTCAGCTCCAGCTTGTCGTAGAACGGGTTCGAGACGGGCACTGTAAAGGTAAACGAGCTGATCTCGTTGGCCTCCAGTGTCACTTCCGGGTCAAGGATCACCGGTGCATTCTCGTTGAACGGATCGTCCAGAATGTTTCGCTCTGTCCAGTAGTAGCTCTGTCCATCCGCCGTGCCTTTGATCTGCCCGATGTACACCACGTACCCGGATGAACGGATGCGGTTCACCTTGCAGCTTTTCCGGTTAGTGGTCCGGCCGTCGCTGGCTTCTACCGTCAGGATATAGTCGGCGTTCCAGTCAAAGCTTTCCAGCTCTTTCTGTGATATTTCAAACCGATATACTCCATTTTGAATTGCCCTAAACGTCCTGCGCACTTTGCCGTTCAGCTTTTCGGTCACGGTAATGGTGTCGCCATCTGCATCATAAACGCGGTACGGCAGCCCGAACTTTCCCCACCGCCCAAATACGCCGTTCATACCAAAGTAGTTGCTCTGGATCTCCGGCCCGCTATTGGCTGTCAGGCATCCATCATCGTCCACCGTGGCATTCTCATCCACGCAGAAACATACGAGAATATTCGAGCTGGAAACGCCCCACTGTCCCGTTGTCGTATCCCAGTAGGTGTTAATGTACCCAGGTGACCCGGGGTCGGCACCTCTGCCGTGCTGCACGTAAAGGCTCAGCGCCTCTCCGCGGGTGTTATCGCCATCCTCGTAGTTTTTGCTGCTTCGCGTGCTGAACACGTACTTCCACAGTTCGTAGATGTTGCTTCCTTCGGTAATATCCGCCCTTCCGCCGCTCAGACTATCCTCAAAAAATCTTCGGATTCCAGTAAACAGCGCCGTATCTCCGCTGAAGTCTACTACCCTAGGCACAAAGAACCGCTGTTCTTCCAGCGTACCGCTCTCACTTGAACCATAATCGTACCGGATCGTCACCGGCACGATGGTCTTCAGCGTGTCCTCACTCAGCCGTGCTGCGTAGGTGTTTTCCAGCCAGTTGCGCAGGGTCGGCTCGTTCTTCCACGAAACATCTTTCTCGTTGTTGCCCCACTGCACTGCGTCTTTCAGCAGGGTGGTGCGCATCAGCATGGTCTTACCCTTGCCGTTCAGGTCTTTTTCGTAGTTGTGCTGGGCCACCACAAACTCTGCTGCAACGCCGTCCTCGTACACTTTCAGGGTATCACCGGGGCTCAGTTCTTTGATGATTGCCATTTTCTCACTTCACTTTCGCTGCAGTCAGCCGTCCCATCCGGTCGTCGATGTAGCCAATGGCCTTTCTGCCGTTGATGGTCACGCTCATGCCCTTGATGCTCTCGGCCACGCCGTCCATGTGCCCGGCCAGTGCGTTGATGGCACGCAGAGTGTCCTCATTTCCGGCGCTCTTCAGTCCATTTTGAAGCTGCACTTCGGCATCGATCTTGTCTGCAAGGTTCCGGCTCACGTCTCCGTCAAGGCTCAGCGATTTTGTCGCCGCAAAGGCATTGTCGATCTCGTCCGCACCTTCCAGCACGTTGGTCAGGTCCACCACGGGCACGATCTGGGGCGTATACTCGTAGTCGTCGCCCATCACCTTGCTGATGGTCCCAAGCGAACCCTTCGCAATGTCCATGGCGTTCTCGGTCATGTCGCTCACGGCATCGTCCACAATGGGCGCATCTTCCTTCACGCCATCGCTGATGCCCTTGTCGATCTCCGAGCCAACGTCCTTTGCGCCAGTGGCCTTTTCCTTCTTCCGACTGCTGATAAACCACGCAATACCGCCGATCAGTGCCGCGATAGCTGCAATAATACCCACCACAATCAGCAGTTCCGGCAGCACCGCCAGTATGGAAGCGCCCAGCCCGCCAAGTGCTTCGCCAATGCCGCCAACTGCCATTCCTGCACCGGCTCCTGTCGTTCCCAGCTGTCCAAGCATGGGCAGCAGTCCACTCAGGGAATTGCCGACATTTGCCGCGGCTGTCCCGATGTTGGCAAGCTTTCCAGCAAGGTCTCCATTTTGAATTCCGGAAAACAGCTTCAGCAGCATGTCTCCTGCCCCGCCGGTCAGCTGCTTTCCGGTGTCCGTAAACAGCAGATCGATCAGTCCCGTTGCCGCCGAAATGATGGCACCGGCGTAGTCTCCCTGCATGGCGGATGCAATGGCCGAGACGAATTCCGTCCCGATTTCCATGCCTTCCTCGCTGAATGCCGCCTTGAATACGGTGCTCAGGGTGTTTGTCATCTCCTCGCCCATGGCTCCGGAGACCTTCGTCCACACCTCGCTGCACGCATTGCTGATGGGCACCCAGTTCTTCTGGATGGCATTGGCAAGCTTTACCACCGCGCTTTTGGCGCTGTCCTCAAGGCCCATGGCATCTGCCAGTGCCCCTGCAAAGCTCACCATAGAACTGCGGGAGGAGAGCAGCTGGTCCTTCAGGTCGTTCACGTCGTCTTTGCTCAGCGGATTGCCATTCAGGTCTTTGCCGTCCGCCAGCTGCTGCTGGATGAGCCGGGTCTTTTCCAGCTCGGCATTCATGTTCTGCAGCGCTTCCACTGTGCCCAGAATGCTGGTCGTGATGCCCTGATACTTCGCTTTTCTTGCCTCAGCGCTGTTTTCGCCGTACTGCTCCACCGCCTGCTTGTAGGCGTCCTCACGGTCTTTCAGGCTGCCGTCGCCGTAGATGCTCGTCAGCAGGTCCATCCGACTCTGCATCCTGCTCTGTTCGTCCTTGATGATGGAAAGCTGCGCATCCAGCTTGTTCAGAGACTGCTTTGCAATGTCATTTTGAAGCTGCAGGCTCTCGGTCTGTGCATCCAGATAGTCGTTCCAGGCTTCCTTTGTGCGCAGGTCGCTTTCGCCGTATTCCTTCCGCAGGGTCTCCCACTGCTCTTTTGCCTTGGCTTCCTTCTTCTGCTTCAGTTCCAGCTCGTTCTTCTGGTACTCGGTCTCCCGGTCGATCTTGTCCAGCTTTGAGGCAGTGTTGCTGTTCTGGGCCGTCCAGAGGTTATACTCTTTTTCCAGTGTACCAAGGTCGGTGTCATACCGCTTCGTGATGTCTTCAAACAGGCCGGTGTACTGGTCTGCCTGCAATTTCGCAAGGCTGGTCTTTTCGCTCAGCAGGCTGGCGTAGGCTTCCTTGGTCTCGGTCTTGTCCGCGCCCCAGCGCTTCAGCATTTCGTCGTACTTTGCCTGTGCAATGGCCACCCGGTCGGTCTGGTTCGCAATTTCTGCCGCCGCGTTCTCCATCTTCTTCGCCAGCAGCGTGTCCTCGTCCGCGCTGTATTGGTTCTCGGTCTGCCACAGCTCGTACTCGCTGTCCAGTGCTTCCCGTGCCGCCTTGTTTGCTTCCAGCTTCGGCTTGTACTTTTCCTCGATCTGCTGGGCCACGGTCTTCTTCGTGCCGGAGCCGGAGGATTTTTTGGTCTTGCCAGTGGTTGTACCGCCAGAACCGGTGGGGCTCGTATCTCCAGACCCAAAAAGTGTTCCAAGAATATCTTCCGCAGCATCATCTGCCACGGTATTCGGAGTCACATTCCGGTACTTGCTGATCTCTTTTTCGTACCACTCGTCAAACCAGTCGTCTTTGGAACCAGTTCGGACGTTCTTCGCCGCGCTCAGTCCGTTATAGAAACTGCTGGCTGCATCGCTGCCTTTGTTGAACATCCAACTGTTCAAACCATCAAACGTACCGGAAAGTCCAGATTTTACATTTTCACCAAATACCTTGGTTCCAGCATTCAGCTTCGCAATAGATGCTGTTCCATTCAGTCCATTTATAAGACCCGGTGCAAACCACTGGCCGAGCTCCCTCATCCAGGTCGAAGGCGAATTGATTCCAAACGCATTCCGAAAGAAATCCTTCACCTTATTGCACAGAGTCTGAACACCGTTGTTTGCAATCTGCACTGAAGCTCCAGTATTCAGGCCATTAGCAAGTCCCTGAGACATATATTCTCCGATTTTGCCAAAGAAGCCCGAAATCGTGCCAAGCAAGCCGCCAAACAAGTTTATCGGATTGAGATGTTCCGAAAGCCATGCAACAATATTTCCCAGCAGTTCACTCAGTGCACCTTTGATGCCGCCTCCCTCACCGCCACCATCCCATGCCCATGCGATCAGATCGATAATGGTCTGGATCACTACAGTGCCCAGCGTAAACAAAGCCTGTCCAATAGGCTCACTGCACTGTACGATGACATTGCAAATGGCCACGATGAGCTGAGCAAGTGCATTGCCGATTGCAGGAACGGCCTGTGCAATTGCGTTGCATACCGCTACAATAATTTCAGCGATTGCAATAGCAATGCTTCCAGCTGCTGTTCCAAGCCCTGCGATTACTCCAGCGATAAAAACGCCAATTGCAGAGCCAAGCGTTCCAAGTGCCACGACAAGTGCTTCCATCCGAAGAGGCATTAGGCTTACTGCTGCCATCGTTCCAAGCAGCAATGCAAAGCTTCCTGCCAGCAAACTCAGAGCTGCAGAAACAGCAATGACGATTGGACCTGCAAGCGACATTGTTCCAACAGCAATCGCGAAAATGCCAAGTGCCCCACCAACTGCGAGTAATCCATGCCCGATCTCTTCAAGTGACATTTCGCCAAGAGATTTCAGCGGAGAAACGAGAGCATTCAACACAACCGACATAATAAGGAACGAGGTTGCACTGCCAAGAGAGCCTTTTACAAGAGTCAGTGCGACACCCATTTCAATCAGTCCGCCTGCCATTGCTGCCAGTGCCACGCCGATCTGACCAAGTGTCATGCCGCCGAGGTTTGCCAGAGCATTGGATAGAATCAGCAGTCCTCCGGACAAAATAGTTAAGGCAGTTGCTGTTGAAAGCACATGTTCTGCCGGGTTGGACAACATGCTGAAAACCGCAATTTCGCCAAGAATCGCACCCAGTACACCAATTCCATTCTGGAGTTCGTCTACCGGCATCTTGCTGAATGCTGACACTGATTTTTCCAACACACTCAGTGCTGCTGCCAGGATCAAAATTCCCACTGCTTTTCCTGCCGTCAGTCCGCCAAAATTACTCAGCCCCGAAAACGCAGCAACTTCCGCCAGCAGTCCTGCTACGGCAATAAGACCCTTCTCAATGCCATCCCAGCCAAGGTCTGCCAACTGTTCTACTGCTTCTGCAAGGACACGAACTGCCGCAGCCATTGCAAGCATACTCATGGCATGCTTAGCACCATCTTTTGCCCATTTTGAAATTGCAACTTGTGCAGCAACCAGTTCTGCCATCACCGCGCCCAATGCGATAACTGAAGTCAGAAGCTTTTCGTTTTCAATTTCAGAAATCTTCTTCAGCGCAGACGTAAGGATCAGAACACCTGCTGCCATAACGACCATTGAACTGGTGCCTTTGCCAACTTTTTTGGTTTTTTTCGCAATTTCGTCATAAATTGCAAGCGCCACAAGCAGTTCAGCAAACAGTGCAATCATCGCTCCCGTAGATGCAGCCAACCGTTCTGGCTTCACCATCGAAAGCACAACAAGTGACCCAGCAAGAATTGCCACAGCGGTCGAAATTGTCTTGAGCGTTTCTGCGTTCTTGTTGTTTTTCCATGCAGTGACAGCTTCTCCTAACTTGTTAAGAAGTTCTGCCACACCCCCGATTGTGTCTTTAACGGTAGAGCCGATATCTTTAAAAGCTTCCAAAAAGCCCTTAATGCCTGCAATGAGCCCGGCAATCATTCCAGCATTTGCAAAGCCCCAAAGTGCGTTGCCATTCAGATTGCCAAAAGCACCGGATGCACCGCTGCCCAGTTCTTCAAAAATCTCCCCGATTTTATCAGCAAGCCATTTCAGCTTTGGTGTGATGAAAGAAATAAAATTTTCAAACCACTCGCCAAGGGTCTTTAACGGGTCGAACACGACAGAGACGTTATTCGATACATTAGTCAATACCCCTGCAAAAGCCTGCATTCCTTCAGACACTTTTCCGATGATCCAGTAAATACCGTCCAGTGTCGTCTTAAACGCCCTAGAGTTATTGACCGCATTGGCCATCTCAACCAAGCAATCGCCCAGTGCCGCCGTAATGCTTAAAAATCCACCAGCAAGTGGAGATACAGCATTGAATGCTTTTCCCAGAGCCTTACCAATGGTTAAAAGCATATTTTTTCCAACATTCAGCACTGCAAAAATGCCGCTGAATGTTCGTTCGATTTTATCTGCTGTCTCGTCACTAATGCTGAGATTTGCAGTAAACTCATCAATTGATTTTGCAATGTTGTAGACCTGATCGGCACTGATAGGCGAGAATATCTTCTGCCAGGCACGTGCTACCGGCTCCACAACTTTTTCAAGTGCCTCAAAGACATTCCAGATGGACTCGATCAGATGCTCCCGACCGGAGAGTTCACCGATTTTCTTGGAGTAAATATCAAGATCCAGGCTACCGTCTGCAACCTTCTGGTTAACTTCCTCAAAGCTCTTTGCCAGAGACCTCACCTGAGC